CTTTGACATTAGACCTTCTGGCATCAATAACCACAAACCAGTCATTTAGATTATTTATCTTGTAATGCTTTGAATATGCGAAAAGAGTTCGGATTATCTGGTCACTGTCTTCGGTCACGATAATTGACTTGCGTTTCTTTTTAGCGTGAATCTCGCAGCCATCAACTGCAAACCCTGCCATGACCATGCACATTGACAGCACTGCTGTGGTCTTACCGACTCCAGGCTGACCGGCCAAGATGAAAAACGAATGGGCCATGAAACCCTCGATCAGGTAATCGATGGGGTTTAAGTGGGTCAGGTCTAGCGTCAGCTCTGGCCATGACGGGTCTGGCGCATCTTCTGTGACTGGTGCATTGATCACGGCTGCAAAGTCTTCCACCGCTGACTTGCGCTCGGACTGCTTGGTTGGTGGCTCATAGCCACAGTCCTTGGCGTGTTTGAAGAGTGTGCCAATGCCAACACCTTTGCCCTGGTGGAATGACTTCCAATGGACTTCAATGTCTTTTGTGCCTGCAAACTTGTTGCCGGCCATAGACCATGTCATCCATGGGCCGAGGCCGGCTTCGCCAAATTCAGTGTGCAGCGCTTGGCCCAGCTCGATCCACTGGTCATAGTCGCAGTCTGGGGAAATATGGTGCAAAGCCTTGATGGCACGATCAAGATCGCTGTCTTCAAGTCTTGAGCCTAATTGGGTGAAGTCAAATGATTGTGATGGTGGTGCAGGCTTTGGCTCTTGCAGCTGGTGCTGCTCAATGATGCCCCAATCTTGGAGCAAGGCATAAAGGTCCACAGCCTCTTGGAATTCACCGACCACCGAATTGCCACTGAGTAGTACTGACTTGCCAGCACTGTTTGGCAGGCCAAATACTTCAAGTTCTTGGCCACCGCCCAGTTTGTACTTAGGCAGCACCTGGTCAGATTCTTTGGGTGGTTGGACCCATAAGAAGACATGACGGCCACGGCCTGAGACAGAAACCTCGGTCAGCATCTTCTTTTGCTTGACAAACTTGGCCATGCGCTGAATGGCCACGTTGGTGGGGCCAGAGGCGTGCTTCATGTCCACATCAAGGCAAACCAGAAAGTTGCCTGATGCGGAGATGATGGGGCGCTGCTGGACTAGGCCAAGATATTGGCCATGGGGCGCGTCTTCCATGGCCCAGATGTCTTCAGAGTTGTAGAGGTCTGTCGGGTCTGTATCCCGTGCCACGCCTTGGCCGCTTCGCTTGTATGGAATCTTTTTACTGCCTTGCAGGGCAAAGGTACAAAAGACAGCATCAGGGGCGACAGCGCCAATCTTGCAAGCCACTGACTGGGACTGGGCAAATGTATTGGGCAGGGGTGTTTCAGTTATAGTGGTCACTGAAATTCCTTTAATTTGGGGTTTCATGTAGTTGCCATTTGAATTCCCCTCGGTCACTGTTAACGCATGGGCCGAGGGATTTTTTTTGCGAGGTTTGAATTCTATCCAAGCCATTTAAAAGCCAAATGGACCATGTAGGCCCAAAAGGCTGCAAGTAAGGCAATAACAATTGCCCAGGCGTATAGATTCCTCACTCCTTTGCCTTGACCAGGCTTGGGGCAGCACTCTTCTCACCGACTAGGTCTTCGCTCACCTCGACACCGAGTTTTAAGACAGCACTGGGGCTTTTGAGTTCCCATGCAGTGGGCGTGTCTTTGAATGCTTCCATGACCAGCGCCTCGTCTTTCCAAAACTTTGTCTTACGGCCTGCGCGCATGGCCCAGCCTTGAATGGCTTTGCCTTCAGTGATCTGAGCCTTGGCAGCAGACTGCACTGCATCGGCCCATGCGGCCACCAGAGCCGCGTTCTCTAGCATCTCTGGGGTGACAGTGGTGTCGGGCTTGAAATCGCTCCTAGCGGTCTCTTGGACCTTCTCACGCATACTGGGGCAGATGGTCTTGGCCTTGCAGTACCGGCAGGCGTCAACGCTTGGGTTTGTAGGTGCATCGCCTGAGAGCGCCAGCTCTGCTGCCGACAGCAAGCGCCTGCCATGCAGCTCCAAATAGTTGCCAGACACTGTCCACTTGCTGTGGCCAACCCGCGGCTGGAATATGTGCATGGTGCAAGTGATGGTGCTTGGCGCTTTGAGCTGGCGCATAGCTCCCAGTGCATAGGTCAGCAGCTGCTTGTTCTCATTTGCATCAACGGCCACACGGCCAGTCTTCAGATCAATGACATGAAGATGGTCCCCATCGACCAGGATTGCATCGGCTGTGCCGCCAAGCGCTGGGTGCAGGGACTGGAGACCCTCATCGAGGTTGACCTCGATCATTTTTTTGCGTGGGTTTTCAACAAGAGTGTTGACAAAGTTGGCATAGCCTTGGGCCATGGATAGGTGGTCAGGGTCAGTGCCAGTTGGGATGCTGCCACCGCGCAGAATGATCTCTGACAGCTCATGGATTGCCGTGCCAATGGCAGCCGCCTCGCCTGCCGGCTCATAGGGCATGAGGGATTCGAGGCGATAAGAGCCTGGGCATTGCATGAATCGGTCTGTGCGTGATGCTGACAGTCGGGCGTGTTTGCGGGTTTCGTGTTGCATGGTTTCTCCTGGTTAAATAATCTGATTGACAACATTGAGCTTTTTTAAGACCTTGGCCAGCACATTGTGGTCCAGACTTGCCTTAATGGTCAAAATGTAGATGACGGGTGGAATGCCTGACTTGTTGATGTTCTCGACTCGGCTTGATGCCTGCTCCAGTGCCGAGGTGGACCAAGTGCATTCGACAAAGACAATCGTGTCGGCAGCGGAGAGGTCCACACCTTCAGACATGGCGGCAATGTTGCCAATGATGCACAGGGTCTTGCCAGACTGAAAGTCTTTAAGCGCCTTGTCACGCTTGGCCCGTGGCGTTTCACCCGTAATGACCACGGGTTTGTGGACAGATAACAGCTTCTCCAGCTCGGCCACCACATCCTTATGGTGCGCAAAGACCACCACCGGCTCATTAGCCTGGAGCAAGTCATCGATGAATTCACTGGCGGCCTTGACCTTGCGCATCCCAGCTTCGCGCATGATCTCGGCCAAGCCCTCAAAGGCCATGAGCGCGTTGGGGTTGGCCATCAAGGCATCGGCATCAAAGGCTTGCTCTCGCTTGTCATTGGCCAGATCAAAGGTGATCAGTGAGACTTGTGGGTCTTTGTAGTCTTTGAAGATGTTTTCTTTTTTGCGTCTCAGGACATGGGGCTTCATCAGCTCTTTGAGTTCGACCAGGTTGCTGGCGCCTGATGTGTCCAAGCCCCATGGCGCGTTCCACATCTTTGCGTAACGGGCCGCAAAGTCAAACCAGCCGCCTCGGTAGATGCCAAGGCCGTGCAGGATGGGCCACAGCTCAATCGGCCTGTTTGGGATGGGTGTGCCAGACAATGCATAGACATGGCCAACTTTCTTCATGGCCAGCATTGCAGCCTTCGTTCTTTGGGCCTTTGGATTCTTGATCCTGTGGCATTCATCGAGAACTAGGGTCTTATATCTGTCAACGTGTGTTACACCATATTGCAAAACATCGTAGTTGATGATGGTGATATCTGCACTATTCACCTCTGAAGCCTCACGTTTTCCATTGATGACATGGACTGAAGTCTTGGGCGCCAGCTTGCTGAAAGCCGCCTCCCAGACTGTCTTGGCAATAGCTGGGCAAACGATTAAAGCTGGGAGGTTTTCAAGTGCAGCAGCTGCTGTGGGTAGCGTCTTGCCCACCCTTGGCTGGTCGGCCAGTATGGCCCTGCGCCTTGACAGCAAGAAGAGCTTGGCCTCTTGCTGGTGGGGGAATAACTGCATGATCGTTTCCTCGTTTTAAGTTGTTGGCATCTTAACTGACATTTGTGCTAAAGTGCAATTTCTGTTTGACGACAGAAACGTAAAAACCTAAACCCTTAAAAGGAAAAAACCATGACCAGAGTCGTAACCGGCAAAGTTCGTTTCTCATACTTCTCAGCATTGACTGCTCGTAAGAATGAGATGAACGGCAAAGAAGAGTTCTCAACGCAAGTGCTTGTTCCCAAGACAGACACCGAGACAGTGGCCCAGTTAAAGGCCGCAGCCAAAGAGGCATTGACTGCAAAGTTTGGGGACAAAATCCCAAAGACTGTCAAAAATCCCTTGCGTGATGGCGATACAGAAGTCAAATCTGATGGCGGCCCACTGGGTCCAGAGTATGCAGGTCACTTCTTTTTCAACACCAAGTCAACCAGCAAGCCTGGTGCAGTGGATGCCCATGGCCATGACATCTTGGGCAACCAAGACATTGTGTCTGGCGACTATGGCCGCGTGTCTTTGAATGCCTATGCCTATGACCAGGCAGGCAACAAGGGCGTGTCGTATGGTTTAAACAACATCATGCTTTTGGCCAAGGGTGATTCGCTGGGTGGTGCAAAGCCATCGGCTGCCAGTGACTTTGGCGTGGTGGCCGGCAAGAGCGCGCCAGCTGCTGCACCTTCAATCGACAGTGACTGGTAATTTGTCGATCAGTTTGTTAAGCGCCAAGTGCAATTGATTGACTGATGTCCACAGAGGCTCCACAGTTCCAGACAGCCACCGGCTGACTTGGGACTGTTGGATGCCAGCCTCATCGCACACCGCAGACATGGTTATCTTGTGAGCCTTGGCCCTTGCCCTGATAGTGTGAATTGATTCCATGGCCGCATTCTAATTGCGCTTTATGTATAAAAACAACAGATAAAAATAATTCTTTACAGAAAGTTTATTTCTGTCATCATCCGTTTGTCCATATCACTTAAACGAAAGAAACCATGAAACCGCAAACCGAAACCCTTTTGGATTATTTGACTGCCATTGCCATTGGCGTTGGCATGGCCGCTTTACTTGTGGCATGGTGGTCAGCATGAACTATCCATCTACACCCGCCTGCCCCAGAGGCTTGTTCCAGTTCGACTGCACTGTGGAGGATGTGGACCTTATATGTTTTCTCGAATACAGCCCAGAAGAGAAAGGCTCGACAGATTACACTGCCCTGCCCTATGAGCCTGACTATGATGAGTGCATGACCCTCAACAATGCATACATCGCTGGCACTGATGTGGACATTGCCCACATGATCTTGCAGTCCATGGTGGACCACATTGAAGTGACTGCGCTGGAGAAGTTCCTTGACAAATGAATTGCCACCCGCCATCGATGCCTGCCTTGACCTGGTCAATGACTTACTTCATCCAGAGGTTTATGGCCACGCCATTCCCACTGAGGTCAAAGCCCGTGCATTCGTGGTCAGGACAATGCTGGAGCGCTTGAAAGCCCGAATGGAGACCAGCACATGGCCAGAGGCTTAAAGCCCCGTGTAGAGCCTGCCATCGAGGCAGCGCTTCAAAAGAAAGGGAACCTCTCAGACCTTGACTTGGCCAAGTTGTGCTTTTGTGCCAGGCGCAGTGCAGCGAGGGTTTTATTTGATATGCATCGGTTCAAACTGGTCCATATCTCAGGCTATTTCAAGGTCAGCTGCAATGGCAGACACCGGCCACTGTGGTCATGGGGTGAGGGAAAAGATGCCATAGTGCCAGACCCCATACCTGGCACAAAAAGATGGAAGAATCACATGGAGAAAATGTCAGCAGATGACAAAGACTTTGGCTTGGCCAGACGCAGGCAGAAAAGACGGGTAGTTAAACGCGACCCACTTGTGGCCGCGTTTTTTGGGGGTTAGTTATTCGGCCAACAAGCCTGGGACAAATTGACCCGCGGTTGTTGACACGCCAGCTGCACGGGTTTGCTGCTGTAATGCTCGCCTTCTAAGCTCATCCATCATTGGCGACAGACTTGTCAAAAGTTCTTGCTGCTGTGCAAAACTAGGATTTAAAACATTTCGCGCCACTTGCTCGGCCACATTCTCATTCATGCCTTGAAGCCTTGGAGCCAGTTGGCCCACTAAGTTTAAACCGCCACCGATAAGGTCGCCACGCATCAGTTGACCACCAGCAGAGATGACCTCAGATGGTGCAGGCCCAGCCAGTTCAGCAATATCCTGACCGATTAGCGCTGTCGGTGATCCACCTTCAATGCGTGATCGAGTGATTGCCATTTGGCGCTCACGCTCAAGATTCTTAACAAATGCTTCATATTCCCCGTCAGAGTTAAATACTGTGCGCATACGATCACGCATTTCGCGTGAATTCAAATATTTGTCAGCAATGTTCTTTAATTCTTTTTCTCCATAAATATCATCGCGCACAGACTGAATCGCGCCTAAACGATACATTTGTTTTTCTGAATCATCTGCAAATTTGGCAAGTTCTCTGTTTATCTGTGATGGTCTTTTCTTTAAAAAGTCTTTTGAACCAGCTGTAAGTGCGTCATTTAATACAGACTCATCTGCAAATGTTTTTACCGCCTTGCCATAGACTGGCACTTCTTTTTGGATTGCATCAAGCAAATTAACACGCAATTCATCAAGGTCATTTGCACGATTAGTTTTGCCAGCTTTTCTTGCTTCAGTTGCAATGCCACCAACATACTTGTAAGCCTTGTCTAACATGACCATGTCGTTGTCAGGCAAATCTGCAAACTGGGGCAATCGTCTTGCATCGCCAATGGCCTGCTGAATGTCTTTAGATTTGGTCAGCAAATTATTAAGTTCGGGCGAACTAATTTGTCCAGCACTTCTGGCCTCGTCATAAAGTGGAGCTGCTAACCTTGCCCGATTTGCAATAATTTCATCAGCCACTTCTTGAATATCACGCGCACCCACAGCTGTAAGGTTGGTGATGTCTTGTGTAATTCTTGGCCCAGCACCTTGAGCGCGCTCAATCAGCATTTGGCGCGTTTCAGTTTGCGCGGATTGTGGGATTGCCATAGCACCACGGGCCAAGCGCCTCATTGACTCGCCACCATAATCTGCCAAGGTTTCGTCTTTTGCGCCTAAAGTAAGATTTCTTAACTCTTGTTGACGCGCCAATTGCAGTGGATCAATCCCCTCTTGGGCCAGCTTCTTTGCAATAAGTTCTTGCGCTTTGTTTAATGCATCTTGAGGCTGCGTTGGTTTGAAAACGCTTTTAACTGCTTTGCCTCCAGAGCTTACTGCTTGAGTAACCACTGGGCTTAAACCACCAAATAAAACACCAGTTGTACCTCCTAAAGCCGCAGAGCTTAATCTGTTTTCCAAGCCACCTTCAGCGCCACCAGCGCCAGAGACAGTGCCAGATAAACCACCATACCCCGTACCGCGCAAAACAATACGGCCTAAAGTTGGTGCTTTGGTTGCAATGCGTGCCGCACCAATGGCTGCAGTTGGCAATGTTGCCCCACCAGTAAATGGTGCAGCAATGAGGGCGGCAGCTGTCGGGGCTAAACCGCCAATCATCTCACCAGCAAATGCGCGACCAGGGTATTGCTGTTCATACTCTTTGATGCCAGCTCTAACTCTTGCCAGTTGGTTTTCATAATCTTTGTTTGACACAGACCCAGACCTAAGTGCCGCTTCAATCTCATCGGCAAAGTTGAAACTAAGACCTTGCAAAACTGATCGACCAAACCCAGCCTCTACGGGTGGACCGCCTAACTTTCTGGAGCTTGCGACTGCTGCTTCAAATTTGGTTGGGGTAAATCCTTCAGATTTAAGATAACCAACTACATCATTTGCAGGCGCATTTTGCTCTTGCATTCTGCGAATATTTTCTTGCACTCTTTCAATATTGGAAATCGTAACCATCATCAGTTCCTTGGTAAAAGGTTGTATGTATTGTTATATGAAGTTGGCTTTTTCTTTTTGTCTTTTTCTTTGGCAGCTTCAGCGGCAATTTCTATTGGTGTTTTGATACGCTTAAATGGATCAAAAACAACTTGATTTGGGTCTAATTTGTTTTGTGTAGCAATTAGGCCGTATCTCTCTGATATGTCTTGCTGCAATGGTCTTTGAGACTCAATCAGATTTCTTGACTGTGCATAAAAGTCTTGCCTGACATTGTCGGCCAAGGTTTCTCCGGTCAAAGCCTTGTTGTACATAGCTTTGACCCTGTCTGGAATTCCTCCAGCGTTTGACGCTGTAGCCTGCTCGCCCTGCATAACAGTTGAGCCTGGGTCTAGGATTTTCATGTATCCATAAACCAATGAAATGTCTCCAGCCGCTGACGGGTTTAATGCCGCTGCTTCAACTTTTCTAAAGGCTTGAGCTAAATCTGTAAATGGCTTCATTTCAGTTGTGAAAGTAGCCCTTAAATCTTTTTCTCGTGCATATGATTTCCCAGTGCCAGGGATTAGTGGCACTGGTCCAGCTGCTGGAGCTGCGACTGGGGCTGGAGTTGCTGCTGGAGTTGGGCCTGCCGCTGATAAAGCTGGGGCTGCACCAACTGATGGGGCTGGAGCTGCACCGGCTGCTGGGCGAGGTCTAGCGCCAGCGCCCCCACCAACAACATAAAACCCATCTTCAGCATTCCCCACAACTTGTGGCGCTAAAGTTTTTGGAATTATTGATCCAGGGGCCATGCTGTAAGGATCAACAAATTTAATTGCAGCACCTGTATCAACTTTTTCTGGGGGTATCAATGGAGATACACCGCCAACTGGTTTGTAAGTGCCATCATCGTAATATTGCACTAACGCAGGCTTTTTGTCAGCACCTAATACTTGCTGTGGCGCACCAACTGGTTTTGCTGCTGGCGCTATTGGTGAGGGTATAAAACCGCCAGTTTTGGTCTGAATGTAAAACTTATTATCTTGGCCTAAAAATGGTTGACCTACTGTTTCTTGTGGTTTCATAGTTTCAAGCAAATACTGAGTTCCTTTTTCGCGGCCAAGAGTGCGAACTAGGGCCATTTGTTGTGGATTCAGATTAGCCAATGGATTGATTGGTGCGGGCGTTGTCTCTTGGATAAATCTCTCAATTGGTGGCACGGCCACGCCAGTCAATGGCTGCATTGGTGCAGCAGCAGCACCTTGTGGCGCTTCAAACAATTTGTAAAAATCAGCTTCAGCTTTAGCTGCGCGTTGGCCTTCTTTCAGCTTTTCACCCAAGAGCAAATCTTGCAGTGATCCGGCTCTTGCCTGCTGATAACCTTGCTGGCCTGCCTGCAAAGCTGATCCAAGTGCTTGGCCCAAGCTGATTGGCACTGCACTTCGGCCACTGGCCTGCAAGAGTGCACCGGCTGCTGACAGTGCAGCATTACGGCCCAAGAGCTTGCGCTGATCTTCTGTCAGCAATGCATCAAGCCCCGTTGGTGTTCCACCACCGCCAAACATATTGCCTAAACTTGCAAAATCAAATTCGTTAGCCATATTTCCACCTTAATCCAATAAACCTCTGAGGCGTGTGCTGACCACATCGCCTCTGCTCATCATGTTAGTTGATCCAGTATCTGGTGCAAGCAAAGATGCAGCCCTCATGGCCCGTCTTTCTTGACCAGGCTTGATGGCCAGCTCTGCCACCGGTGTTCTGTTTCTGTCCATGGCCACCGCCACATTGTCAAAGCCTTTGGCCTGATCGTATGCATAGCCAAAGAGCGCCATGCCCACATCTTTCTCAGACCCTTGGTCAATGATCCTGACCTTGGATGGGTCACTGGTGATCACAATGCCTCGGCTTGTCTCAGCCACTGTCAACCCATCAGGGATGCGCGAGGGCATCGGTGATCCAGGCGTGATCAGGATGGTGTCACGCTTGCTTGAGGGATCAAGCAAAGCCATGAGCTGCGCGTCAGCGTAGCGTTGTGGCTCTGGGGTTGGATTGTTTGGCATATTAGATCAAGGCGGCCAATGCACCAAGGCCAGCGCCAGTGCCTGCTGTCAGACCGGCAACACCAGCCAATTGAGAGCCAGCCAATGCACCGCCTAATAGGCCAGCACCGACATTCTGGCTGTACGGGGTTGTGGCCTGCATTCCAAGATTGGCCGGTTGAGCGCCAAGACTTGATTGAACAATGCCCAAACGCTGCAAACCAATATTTCGGATTGCATCCATTTGTTGCTGGTCCAAAGCCTGACGCGCACCGCCAGCGCCCATGACAGCTTGAGCGCCACCAAGACGCAATGCTTGTTGTTGTGCAGCCAAATTACCTAGCTGGCTTGCACCGCCTAGCCTCAATTGCGCACCTTGCAAGCCTGCTTGCTGATTGGCAATGTCGGCTGCTGATCTTCGGCCAATGTCGGCCTGCTGCAAAGCCACTGCCTGATTGAATGCCGCTTCGTTCAAAGTTGTGCCAAGATTTGCCGCCTGCTTGGCAAAGCCAGCATTGGTCAGGCTTTCTGCCACACCTTGGCGTGATCCACCAAATGCACGGGCAGCAGTTGCACGTTCACCAGTCTGCTGGATGGCAGCGCGTCTTGCAGATTCCAAGTCAGCCAGTGCATTGGTGCGCACTTGCTCTGTGAATGGATTCATGTAAGAGCCAATCGTGCCTGCACCACTGTACAAGCCAGATTTATCCACAAGACCAAGACCTAAATTAGCTTGCTCCGCTTTAATCTGACTAGGCTGATAGACACCGCCATAAGCGGCCATTTGGGCGGCCAAGTCTGTGCCAGTAATGCCTGGGCCAGCAAGGCCGGTGTTGACCAGAGCCTCCTCGCCTGCCTGATACAAAGGGTTGTAGCCAGCAAACTGCTGAGTCGGCAAAGCGCCAGCGACCCCTTGGGCCTGCTGAAAGTTGGCCAAGAATGCTTCTTTGATCTGAGGATCAATCGAGCTTGTTGAGGTTGTTGTTCCACCTTTTGACATATTGCCACCTTATCCGAGTAAAGATTTCATTTTCTTGGCAGGCACTTTGCCTTCGTTGATCATGTCCAGAAGACCACGGCCATACTTGTTGACTGAAGACTTCTTGATCACATACTCACCGCGCATCATGTTGACTTGACCCTCATCAGGACCAGCAGGGTCAGGACCAAAGACGTTGGTTATTAAACCGCCCATGGCCGCACCAGAGCCTGGTGATCCATCACTGCCTGGCGCTGTGCCAGTAGCACTTGCAGCTGAAGCAGCAGCAGAGTCAGCAGCCGTGGCGGCAGCGGCAGCAGCAGCAGCCGCACCACCATCACCACTATAGTAGTCAGCCAATGTCACGCCAGTGTTTGCGGCAGCAGCTTTGGCCAAATTAGCCGCTGCGATCTGGTCATATAGACCAGGGTTGTAGCCACCCATTGCTTGGCCTGCAACAAAAGTAGCATAAGGATTGCCCACTGGTCTCATTTGGGCCATTACTTGTGAGTATGGTGAGCCAGTACCGCCAACAACATTGGGGTTGTACTGAGCGCCAATTGGGATGGATGTGTAATTTCTAAAGTTTTGGTCAAAGCCTTGGGTGGCATTGGCAAATGGCGTTGTGCCAGTCACACTGGTTGCACCAGTTGGTCCGAGTAGGCCAGTGCCTGTCGTTGTGCCAGTGCGGGCATTGCGTTGTTGCAAAGCCAAAGCCGCTTCGTTTTGTGTGCGAATTAAAGCCTGTTCTGCTGTAAAAATCGCTAATTTCTGGGCATCAGTCAAACCCCCTGTGCCAGTGACAGTGCCAGTCCCTGTGCCAGTCCCTGTGCCAGTCCCTGTGCCAGTCCCTGTGCCAGCCACATTTCTTGTGGCTGTAGTAGCCGCCAAGTTTCTAGCATCGATCAAAGCCTTGCTGGCCGTTGGGTCTCTGGCTGTACGCGCTGCAAGCTCATTGGCCGCTGCCGCTGCCGCAATCAATTCAGCATTAGTCTTTGGCACTGCTGCCGTGTATTGCGTTTGCACACCTTGAGTTGCAACACCAGTTGCACGGGCCACATCTTCTGAGCTGATGCCAAGCCGGTCCATCTCAATGCGCAACATGGCATTGCTGGTCCCAGACTTCTGTGCGTCAACTACAGCGTTGAAAATGTTTTTGTCAAATTCGGCTTGGGTCATGCCATTAGACAATGCCCAATTGAGTGCTTCTGATGCCATATTTATCCCCTAAAGTTCCTTTGCCAGTACAGACCATTGTGGGCTGTATCCTTCGTCTTTCAAAAATGTCTTTGCCCAGCCTCTTCGGCCTGCCAAAGTCACCCTGGTGCAGCCGATTGTTTTGCCCCAAGACTCAATCAACGGCCTCATCTTTGACAGTTCATCTAAATCACCACCAGCCAGAAAATAGTGCAAATTCTTGAGCCTTGGGTAATCGATGATCTCTGTCAACACCACCGAGTCCTTGGCCGGCCACAGCTGTAATCTGTGATCCTCGACCATCTGCACAACATCTTCAAAATCATGCGTTCCACCACTGTATTCTAAGGCCGCCTCCACATGGTGGCGTAGTCTTTCCAAATGCTCTTGGTCGCTCATCGCTTGCCGCTGGCCACAGCATCAAGTCTAATGACCCCAATGCGCCAGTCGGCCAAAGCTGCACCAGTTACCACCATGTTAATTTGGCGGCCAGAAAACCTCACTGAAGTTGGGTTGGCTGCCGTAAATGGCCCAAATGTAGACTCAGCACTTGTTGGGTAAAGACGGGTTTTAAACGAAATCACCGCCTCACCCAAGGTCTGCTCATCTGGCACAACTTCCCTGACCTTCATCACATTGTCGCCATTGCCAATTTGGATGGGGCCAGACTCGGCAAAGAGTGTCGCACCATCATAGTCAAAGCCGACCTCATGCTCATAGACCTCACCGCTATCATCCACCATCAAAGGCAGGGTGAAAACACCAGCATCAGTGCCACATAGGCGCACCAGTGAGCCGACATTCCAGTGGTTCTCGCGGTAGTTGAAAGTGACATAGCTGTCATTTTCCAAGCCTGCATTGCTTGGGTAAAACCACCAGATTTCACCAAACTTGGAGTTGTGGACCGCAACAATTTTTGTTCTCTGGTCAAAGTTGATATTGCTAAAAACAAAGTCTGAGACATCGCAAGGCAGTGGCTTGACGTACCCGTCATAGATAAAGAACCCAGACTTGCTCATCCAAATGGCAGCAGTGTCAATGGCCGCCACAGACTGGGCCGAGATCAGACCGCAGCCGCTTCCGGCCTTCTCAAAGCCATAAATGAATGGCGCGCCAACATACTGGGCCGTGTGGACATCCACATCTGTAAACAATAGATTGATGCCCTTGACACGTTTGCCGGCCAATAAACTGCCAGGCGTTGTCAGCTCATAATCGCCTGCCTGGTTGTCGCCTGCCGGTGTCCAAAGGGTATTGTTCTCTTGGTCGCACCACTGCACTTTGCTTGGGTTTCCACCCGCGCCAAGGGCAAACAGGAAACGCTCGGCAGTCACCAAGATGGCAGTGTTACTCACTGGCGCGTTGGTAATGACAGCAGCCAATGTGGGTGTGGCAAAGCCTAGCTGCCACTCGTAAATCTTGCCATCGTAATTTGAGCAAGCCACCAAATACTCGCCCCAAGTGTCTAGGCTCCAAGTGGTGGCAATATCTGCCGATCCAGTGTCTGGCCGTGGCACGCCATAGGCAAAGCTGCCGTAGAGGTTTTTGCCGTAGCCTGTGGTGCTGGTGGCATCAATGAAACCAGTTGTAAATCCAGTGGGCGTGATGTCTTTCAGAACACCCAGCACATCCATTGCAAATAGCTTGGAGTGAGTGCCAAGCCCAATGTAAGAGTCGGCATCGTTGTCGCGCCAAGTGATGATTGCCCTGCAAGCGCCCGTCACAGTTGATGCCGATTTACTGCGCCAGCCGTTGACTGGTCTTAATGTGTTTTCATACCAGCGCACCAAATTAGCGTCATGCCAGCGCCCAGCAGACTGATACTCAGTGCCATTTCGGTAAACACCTGGGGGTAGTTTGATGGGTATGTACATGGCTAAATTGT